AATGTATTGCTATAAATGATCGAACTCCAGAAATAGAAAATGCTAATGTTGTTCAATTAGGAATAAACGCAGACAAAACACTTTCAGCTTCAATATATATACAAGCAGGCTATTTAGGGCCCGTAGGTTATGGGGGAGCAGCATCTTCATCAAAAGTAGTTACTGTTAATCCACCACCAAATGGAACAGTAGTAGAAGTACCAAAATATTCTTTATCAGGATCCATGACTTCAGAAAATTACTTTTCTGGGTCTTTTAGTTATCAGTTATCTTTTTTAAGTAAAGACCCTACAATAATAACTAATTTAAGTAAAAATAATGAATTATTTAATGGTATAGGTAATAATGGTATAGTAATTATACCGGAAAATATACACCCAAAAATTAAAAACAATGTAAATTTTTATTTACAACAAGCAGGATTAATAGATTCTTCACCAAATACTCTTACGTATTTAGCTGATGACACAAAATAATTAATTAAAAAACTAGATTTTTTAAAAACATTTATATTTATAATAAAATACAACAATAATGGGATATTTAGACAACAGCAGCATCACAGTAGATGCAATTTTAACAAAAAAAGGACGTGAATTATTAGCACGTAATGATGGTAGTTTTCAAATCACACAATTTGCTTTAGGTGATGATGAAATAGATTATACTTTATTTAATGAAAACCACCCAAATGGAACACAATATGCCGCAGAAGCTATTGAAAATATGCCTTTAATTGAGGCTATTCCTGATGGATCAAATATGATGAAATCACAATTAATTACTTTACAAAGAGGACAATTATATTTACCTCATATCAAAGTAGATGGATTCACTGATGATACAATTACTATGACTAAAAGCTCTGAGGTCACAACTCTAATACAACCAACAACACACAACCTATCAGGTAATACTACAGATTCAGGAGTAGAATCAGGTGGATATAGATTTACAATAGTTAATTTCCTTTATCTAAATGACATCCACTCACCAGATACGGGAGATGTAGGTAATATCTCAGAATTAGCAGCATATGGAGGAGATGTAGCAACAGCAGAATCAGTAACAGGTAATACATGTAGTTTATTACCTACTAATGAAGAAGCATTATTCCCAGGAGAAACAGAATCAATAACAACAACTTTAATTATTGAAGGTGTAACAACAGGAGCAAGAAAAACACTACAAGTAATAATTAATAAATCATAAAAAATAAATAAATGAGTTTAGCACCATTAGCATCCAGTGATGTAGTAAATTACGGACCACAAACCCTAGTAACATCAACATGGACAAATAACACCAACGATTTAAATATTAGTGTAACATTTACTTCTTCTTTACAAGGGGGAAATCCTGGAATGTTATCACCTACAAGTTCAGGAATGTTTTATATTGATGTATATAACGCAGTAACAAGTTCTACTACATCTGAAGTTCAATTTTCTTTAGCTTATGGAAACCATTTAGGGTCAGGATCACCTGACTTCACAAACGATACAGGTTCTTTAGGAGTAGGAGCTTCTAGAGTAATATATGGTCAATATAGAAATTTAGTTTTTGAAAACGAAACTTCCAAATTCAAATTTGGAGACCATACACCAGAAGGTATTTATGTTATTAATATCAATAGATCAAGGTATAAACAAAGATTATCTCCTGGATCTTTAAATTTACATATATCAGGATCCCCTGTAGAAGGAACAGGTAGTGTAGACGCAAATGATATAATCCACTTAACAGATGATAGTGTTTCTAGAGGAGCAACAACAGATAATCCTAATTATGTAGGACCTGAATTAGGGGGATATTATCATATTGTATCAGGATCAAACGGAAGCTATAATGGTACTTCAGCTAATCAATTATCTATTAGATATAAAAATTCATCTGCAGGTACTTCTTCTTGTTTTGGGTATTTTTTCCCAAATGCAGGTCTTATAATATTAAATGAAGGAGCATTCAGTGCTTCTGTTGGAACAAAACATGATGGGACAGGTCCAGGTACAGCAAATACCTTCAACTCAGGAGACCAAACATATTATGATAAACCACATCAAGCAATGTTTGATGCAATAGTAGCAGGAAATACATTTATAATAGACACAGAAGAACAAGTCAATAGTACATATTATTTTATAAGAGCTAGAAATAATGAATTTAATTATTCAAATAATGAATCTTTTACAGATAATGATCATAGAGTATTACATAGTACTATGCAATATAATCCTAAAGTATTTATAACTACCGTTGGTTTATATAACAATGCAGCTGAATTAGTAGCAGTAGCAAAATTAAGTCAACCAGTCGCTAAAGATTTTACAAAAGAAGCACTTATTAGAGTAAAATTAGACTATTAAATGTTAACTAAATGGCATATGTCTATAAACAATTTACCGCTCAAGATAAAGCACTAATACCCTTTAATGCCCACAAACAATACGACTTTAGTTACACTAATTTAGAATCAAATTCAATAAAATGGTATAGTTCAAAATGGACATCAGAATCTATATCTAACTATAGTAGTGGAAGCGCTTCAGCTGATGTATTAGCAAATGTAATTAAATATAATCAAATAGATAAACTATTTTATAGAGATTATTTCACTAAAATAGCTGACAAATTAGGACCTATAGATTATATAAGACAACCTAGAAATTTATATGAAAAGGTTAATATTCTTTCTATCCCTATGGGTTTATATGGCAATGAAGTTAAACCAGGATCTTTTTACTTATCAGCAAGTAAATCAGAAATAATAGATGATAGATTTGGTAATTTAATGATTAGTGGGTCTAACACAGGAAGTTTTCCAAACGATATTCAAGAAAATGTATTTAGATTAGATCCTATAAAGGGGTTTAAAAAATACGATTTAGGGGTCCATGATGGATATGTAACAGTAAATTTAAGCGATACATCTTACCCTATAGATATTTATTCAAAGAATTATTATAGAAGAGGAAGTAGAATAGCTACAAACATCCCTACTACATATTCAAGTAATAATAAAACACCTGTAAATTTTTACCCTAAAGATTATGATGATAGTTATTTTAGAAATAGTATACGTTATCATAACGTAACTTTTAATACATCTTCTTTAGGAAGTAATACCCATAAATTTCCAAAAATAAATTTTAATAGTATAACTGGATCTTTTGTTTCTTCTTCTCATAATGAAAAATTAAATTTTAATAGTGATAAAGATTTTTCAATATCATTTTGGATAAAACCCAAAGGTATAACTACAAGTGGAAGTATAGGAAATTCACCAATAGAAAATGGATTTTCAATTGAAAACTATACTAGTGATATAGTAGATAATAAAAAAAGATACATTATATCAAAAAGCAGAATAAAAACAATACATCCTACTTGGAACGTTTCAAGTAGTCAAGACCCTCAAGAAGCAAGCGCAGAACTTCAGTTTCCTTATGAAATATATTTTCAAAGTAGTTCTTTATTTTTTGACATATCTGATGGAAATGAAATTAAATCTATTACTACTAAAATAGAAGGAAACTGGAATAATAATCTTCAACCAATACATATCCTTTGCCAAAATTCAGGTTCTACAATGGAATTATGGAAAAATGGTTCTAAAGTTGATTCTACAACTATTTCTTTTAAAGACTCTACTAGAAATACAGCTAATTTTTATATAGCATCAAGTGGTGAAGACACAACTCTTGATCAAAGTGGGGGAATAAATACTTCAAGTATTGAAAGTGGTTTTGTTGTAGGAAATTACACAGACACTTCACAAAATTTCCATAGATATTTTAATGGAGACTTAAATAATATTAATATATGGGCTAGAGCTTACAACAACACATCAATAGTTAATATATCAGAAAGTATAAATGCTTCTCCTTATATAGGAAATATATTTTATAGAAATGGGTTTGCAACAATAACACACCCAAACTATCATAATGTTTTAAAAGAAATAGGAATTGATGGTATGGCTATAGAAGCTTCATCTACACAATCATCATTTATTGTAAATAATAACGAAGTAAATGGTATTAATACTTTACAATTTCAAGGCTCTCATCTAATTTACGAACATGAATACCAATGTACAGTTCAAGAACATGAATTTAATAACACAACAAACTTAACAGCAAGAAAATTAAAATCATCCACAGATTATGAAGTTGCAACTTTTACAACAGGCTCTTTATTTAAACCCCATGTTACCACTATAGGACTTTATGATAATGAATGTAATTTATTAGTTATTGGTAAATTAGGTCAGCCTATAAAAATGTCAGATGAAACAGATACTACTTTTGTTTTAAGATGGGATACATAAAATGCGTTCTTTTAGAAAAGCCATATATGTATGATTGAAATAATAAGAGTTTTAATAACAACTAAATAAAATAACTAAATGGCGGTAAAAACAAACGCAGAATTAGCTGCATTTTTTGAGACAGGAGATCAGCCCTCAGAAGCAGAATTCGGGCACCTAATTGATACTATTCAACCTAAACATGAAGTCTTAACAGATGCAGATGCTACCTTAACAGTAGCCTCTCATGCTTTTAGAACGACAATATTACCTAACATATCAACTACTAGAACAATAACATTACCTGCTCCAACAGCGGATTCTAATAGTGTATATCCTTGGTTTCATTTTGTTTACCTTCCTCTAGTAGCAGACAGTGGAACGTGGACTATCCAGACAGCATCAGATAATAATCAATTCTTTGAAGGAGGTGTAATTTGGTCTGATACTAATAGTGATGCAGCAGGAGACACAGATATGGTATTTGGAAACGGATCAGCTGATGACCATTTTTCAATAGTTAATGCTAAACATGCTGATTTTTGGTTGTTAGGAAAATCAAGCACAGTGTGGTATATTTGGGGATCTGTTGTAGGAGACACAGCACCAACAATATCAAACGCTTAATAAAAAAACATAATAATAACTAATAATAAATAAAGAAATAAATTATGCCAGCAACAGTAACAAGAACAGTATTAAAAGGATATTTTGATCCAGGTGATGAACCAACATCAGTAGAATTTCAAACATTAATAGACAGTTTAGCAAGTACAAATGAAGCTAACTATTTAACAGGATCTATGCAAATAACAGGATCTTTTGATGTAGCAGGAGCAGCTAGATTCCATAACACTAGTGGTATACAAGCAGCTAGAACATTACAAGCAGTAGCAAACGTAGCACCAACAGATATTTCAGCAACTGAATTATCGGTTAACACATATTATAAATCAATTGCGGCAGCAACTGCAATGACAATTCCTTCTGCAGCGGCAGGAGAAATTGGGGATTTTATTAGTGTTTACTATAGTGTTGCAGCAGGTAATGGTAATGCTCACACTTATACAACAACTACAGATACAGCTTTCGCATTAGGTTCTACTGCAGTTAGAATTGGTGGTGCAGTAGCATCAGTAGGTGATTTATCAGTAGCAGCAGATAATGTACTTACAATTACAGGCCATACTAATGGTGATGGTGGATTAGGTACAACTGTAAGATTCGTAAATGTAACAGGAACAACCAATGGTTGGGCAGTAGAAGCTATTACTACTAATCAAGGTGATGGTTCTCAAGCAGGTACAATCGCATTCTCATAATAACTAACACTTATTAAATAGATAAAAATTTATTTTTTTTAAAAGACCTTGGTTTTCCAGGGTCTTTTTTTTACATATATAGTTATGTGGTATTATCAAAATAAAATTATTAATGAAATTAATGACCTCCCTAAAGGAACATTTGGTTTTATATATCGAACAACTCATTTACCTACAAATAAAAAATACATTGGTAAAAAATCTTTAATTTATAATTTAAAGAAAAAATTAGGTAAAAAAGAAAAAGCACTTTGGGAAGGTAAAGGTAGACCTCCTATTTACAAACAAGTAAAAAAAGAAAGTGATTGGAAAACCTATTATGGATCACATGGTTTTATTAAAGAAGCAAATAAAGAAGATCTAAAAAGAGAAATTTTAGAAATTGCTTACCATAAAAAAGAATTAACTTATCTTGAATGTAAATGGCAGTTTGTATTAGGAGTATTAGAAAATAAAGGATATCTTAACGACAATATATTAGGTAAATTTTTTGATAAAGATTTTATGTAGGTATTTTCTTTTTATATTTATTAATATAAAATAAACTACAACCATGCGTCTAACAGAACAATTTCGAAATCGACTACAAAAACTAGCAGGATTAGATCCCAAAACAGATAATGCATCATCTAGACCTAAACCCTTCTCTACAGGATCTATGTCATATAGTTGTTCTCCATGTGTAGGATGTCAACCTGCATCTAATGGGCCTTTTAATTCATTAGAAGAATGTGAAAATACTTGTTTTGAAACAAATATAGATACTTTCTTTGATGGTTGTCCTGGTAGTTCCCAATGTGGTGGTTTTAATTCTAAAGAAGAATTTTGTAATAGATGT